GATAAACTAACTGATAAACAGTTAGGATTCTTCTGGAGACCAGAAGAAGTAGATATTAGTAGAGATAGTAAAGATTTTAAAGATCTAACAGATCACGAACAACACATTTTTACAAGTAATTTAAAAAGACAAATACTATTAGATAGTGTACAAGGACGTTCACCTAATTTAGCATTTTTACCTATAGTTGGTATTCCAGAATTAGAAACATGGATTGAAACATGGGCATTTAGTGAAACAATCCACAGTAGAAGTTATACACATATCATAAGAAATGTCTATGCTGATCCTAGTAAAGTGTTTGATGAGATGTTAAGTATTGACGAGATTGTTGCTTGTAGTGATAGTATTAGTAAGTACTATGATAATTTGATTGATATGAACAATCCTGAGCATCCAGACTATGGAAGTTATGACCATAAAAAGGCCTTATGGAAGGCGGTAATGGCGGTAAATATTTTAGAAGGTGTACGTTTTTATGTTTCATTTGCATGTAGTTGGGCATTTGCTGAACTTAAAAGAATGGAAGGTAATGCTAAAATTATTAAATTAATTGCTAGAGATGAAAATGTACATTTAGCAAGTACTCAGCAAATGTTAAAACTTTTGCCGCAAGACGACAAAGATTTTGCCAAGATTAAAAAAGAAACAGAAGGCGAAATGGTTGAAATGTTTATGAGTGCTATTAGAGAAGAAAAAGACTGGGCAGAATATTTGTTCAAAGATGGAAGTATGATAGGACTAAATGCTGAACTACTTAAAAACTATGTAGAGTGGATTGGTGCTAAAAGAATGAGAGCAGTGGGTTTAACTGCACCATATCAAACAAGTCAATCAAATCCTTTACCTTGGACAGAAAAATGGATCAGAGGCGGTGAGGTACAAGTTGCACCACAAGAGACAGAGATAAGCAGTTATGTTATTGGCGGTACCAAACAAGACGTAACTGAAGACACATTTAAAGGACTAAATTTATAATGCTAACAATATATTCTAAAAACAACTGCGGTTATTGTGTTCAAGCAAAATCGCTTTTAAAAAACAACGATATCCCTTTTGAAGAAATTAACATAGAAGAAGATGCAGATCAAATGCAATTCATTCTATCTGAAGGCCACAGAACTATGCCACAAATTTACAAAGATGGTAAATTATTTGTAGAAGGAGGATTTCAAGGATTACAAGGACTTGGAATCGATGGTATAAAAGATAGACTTATAGAAGTTTCTTCACTAGGTGATATTTAATGTTAGATCTAAAAAAATTCATAGGGGAAGTTGTAACAATCAAAAGCATCAACGGAGATGAGGTTGTTGCTGTGTTAATAGAATTACATGACAAAGACAAAGTTATAACTGTAACTAATCCTAAACAAGTATTAATCAATAACACAGAAGTTGTACTAACACCATTTGCACTAACAGCACCAACTGACCAAGTGCATTTCAAACTTACAAATGTGTTTGCTATAATGAAATCATTTCCACAAACTGCTAAAGAATATTTAGAACTGGTTGCGGCTGACTATGAAGAATTAGAAGCAGAAACTGAAGATAAATAATATTATGTCATTAGGAGTTGGAAAAGTATTAGGTTCTTTAGTTGGTCCAGCACCGATTGTAGGTCCTGGTGTTCCTAATGTATTAGTTGAGGGTTTGCCTTGTTCTGTTATGGGCGACAAAGGTATGCCACACGGAGAACCTCCTCACAGTAGTCCAATTATAATGAGCGGTAATCCAACTGTATTAGTTGGTGGGAAACCTATTGTAAGAGAAATGTCTAGTATTGCAAGTTGTGGTCATCCAGTGATGAAAGGTGCAATTACTGTTAGGACTCTGTAAAGTAACTAAGTACTTCTCTATTCTTTAAATAATCTTTATCAAACTTTTGTGCATAATAAAGCATAGATAACATGTATTCGTTACTGGTATCCATTTTGTAAACAGATGGCGAATCTAATAACCAATCATCACAAAGCATGTTTACAAACATAGAAAATTCTTCACTAGATTCAGTAATATGACCTGTGGGTGCTAAATGGTATTCTACTTGATCATTGCTAAATTTTTCAATAAGATCTTCTTTGTTACTATTTGACACAATAGGTGAATCTAATAAAGATCTGCCTTCAACTTCTTTGATGTACGTTCTTAAACTGTTATAATTTTCTAAATGTCTTTGCAATGCTACAGGTTCAGCCTTTTTAAATTTTTCTTTTAAATGTGTATGCACTTCAGGCTCAAACATATCTGTATCTAATTTATAAGGCACAACATCATATAACCAATTGCCCTGCTGATCTATAATGCAAGAACCAATTGGATCATTTGATATTCCTGTTGTAAATTTTAACTTTATATTTCTTTTGGCACAAAATCTAACCATACTTGGTATTTGATGTTTATTGTGTTCGTACACAAAAAATTCTACCATAGCATTTTCTCTTACTTTGTTTAACACATAAGATATAGTACTCCATTCTGCACCTAAAAACACTCTACCACATTCATCTCTGTACCCGTCTATAAAAAAATGTATCATGGATTGATGTCTTTTTACTGTTTCTGCAACTTTAACATCTATCATACCATATGTTGTTACAGTTAATCTACTGCCTACAATTTTAGAAATTCTTGTAATGTGTTCCCAAAGCATTGCATCACCAAATGTACTTTTACAGTATATGGGATGATTAAATATAAAAAATCCTTCACTCATTGCATCTAATGTGTGCATGACTTTTTCTAACTTAATATCTATTTGTGGAAAGTTTCTTTTGCCCCATCTATGTTTTATCCATTGGCCTTGTGGACCAATTGGATTATAAACATTATTAATGGTTGTAGGATCTATAATCATAAAAAAACCGTGTTAGTCATAGTATTTAACACGGTTCCTTTATAATTTTAAATGTTTATGGTTTCTGGAATGGTGTTGCAGTTTGATATTCTACAACTTCATCATACTCATCATTGTCATCATCATAGTAATAAGATGTTACATTAGCACTTTCTGAAAGTTCTGAAATGTCGCTAGTGTAAATACCAATACTGTATTCTTCTACCAATGTAGCATTAGCAACTTCGCCTCTCATTGCAAACAAATATACACCTGGTGACAAGTTAGCATCTATTGATGTAGCATCAACTGATACTTCTCCAGTTGAAACATTTGCTGTAATAAATGGTGGTGTAGGAGCAAATGCTAAAACACTAATATTTGATGCATCTGCACTAATTCCTAAATTAACAGTACCAGTTTGACCTGATTGTACATTTAATATTCTTCCTGATCTTTTTGAAGTTAAAACTCTTGAATCAACGTTTTTGGTTGTTGCCATTGATTTATAAACACCATCATAATCAACACTTGCATTTGCATTATCAAATGTCAATGCAAATAAAGCAGAACTATGTCCTTCCATTAAGTATGCTTCTTTAATCCAACTTGAATTTTCTGATGGACTTCTTTCTATATGATGTGTAACAATACCTGCTGTAATACCTGCAGATATACTAGTTCCTGTTGCGTCTACATAGTTAGCCACATTGGCATAATCTGCGGCAGGAACATCTACACCAATTGCAAATGAATCTACTTCTGCACCAAAGTTAATCCAACCTGTAGTCGAATTATATGGAGCATTTGTAAATGATGTTACCTGTAGTGAATCATTAAATGAACCTACTGTGATAATGTTTTTAACACCTGCTGGTGAAACTGTACTAACATCTGCTCCAGCATTTCCTGCGGCGGCTACCACTACTAAATTACTGTCATTTAATTCTTGTACTTTTGCATTTACAAAAGCATTACTTGGTATGGTCCACGGCAAGCAGACTACTTTTGCTTTTGTGTTATCGTTAGCATTATGGTGAGTCAAAATTGCGGCAAGAGCATCAATGATTTCACCAACTGTAACACTACCACTTACTGCATTAAACAGTTTGATATTTTGTAATGTACAATCTTTTGCAGTACCTATTTGATCTACAATGATAACACTTGCTACCATTGTTCCATGTCCTACTTCGTCAGTAAAGTTACCAATGGAGTCATTATCCATAAAGTTACTATATAAGTTTACAATAAGTTTACCTGCAAACTCCTGATGAGAAGTATTAATTCCTGTATCTACTAGATAGACTGTTTGACCAGTACCTGTATTTGCAGGATTCCAAGCACG